GGAAAGTGGCGTTTTTACCCATATTTAGGGTAAATCCCAGTATAATAATAAAAAAAGTCCACGCCAACTCTATCAAAGTTAGCGTGGACATATGGTACACCGGAAGCGGTACCCACAGTATTTGTCACTGGGGAGTCGGTTCCGGTGGCGGCCAATGGGTAAATAAGCGGAGAAATGGATACACCGGTGGCGGTGTAGTCGATTTCACCGGATGGGTCTGTGTCGAAAATGGTCCAAATGGTGATCTCGTTTATTCCGACTTCCACACGAGAAACGATGGAAAGCAGGGCAGAGGCGTCTTCATTTGAAGAAACGATGTGATCAATGATGCCGCCAAGCAGTTCATCCGGGATCATGGAGCCGTCAACGCTGGACTTCAGGGACTTTGCTTGAGCGTCCAGCGCGGTTTTTTTGTTTTCCAGCTCTCGCACCTTGGAAAGCAAAGTCGGACTGGAGAGGCCTGCCAGAATGGCGTCGGTGGCGTTCTCCAACTTCTTTTCAACATCCCTACGCTCCACGATAATAGCCTGCAAAGTTGTGGCGGCGCCGGCGTGGATACGGGCGCGTTCTTCCTGCAGAATCCTGATCAAGTTTTTCCGATTTTCCGGTGGGGTTAGAACTTGGCGCACGGAATCGACCACAACACTTTCCAATTCGTTTGCGGAAATTGGTGAGGAAATGCAGGTATGCTTCCGCTTCTTGCCGGAGCATTTGTAATAATCGTACTTCATCTTTGAAGTGGAAATGATCATGGCGCTCTTGCATTCCGCACAGAACACCTTTCCTTTTAACGGGTAGTCCCTTTTCTGCGCCGGCCGGCCACCCTGTTGGCGCTTGTTTGCGGCCATTTTTTCTTGAACCTTTTGGAAGAGCTCCTTGCTGACGATGGGTGGAATTGCGTCTTCAATCCTAATGACGTTGGCCCCGTCTTTCTTGTGGGTGTTCCGGGAACCGTCCTCACGATATGGGGAGGCGCCGTAGGTCAGGACGCCGATATACTTTTCGTTACGGAGCAGATCGTGGAGGCTGTTTGCGCCAAAGGCACTTCCACGCTTTGTTTTTAGACAGTCACGGTTGAGCCCTTCGATAATTTGCCGGTAGGAATAACCGCCGGCATATTCCTGAAAAATGCGGCGTACAATGGCGGCCTCGGCCTCACAAACGACGAGACGGCCGTTTTCTACCATGTAACCCAGTGCAGGTTTGCCACCGGTGTGCTGACCGTTGCGAGCCATGAACCGCATCTTCTCCACAGTCTTTTGCCGGCTTTGCAGCGCCCAAATCTGATTGAAGAGCGCCATGCTGCCTTCCGTAAGAAAATTGGTGGGGTCGCGTAGATCCTTGCCGATCATGGGCTGCGTGACAGAAACGACCTTTACCCCCAGGGCAGAGAGCTCGTCACGGAAGGCAAACCAAGCAGTCATTTTGCGGAACATACGGGACTGATCGTAGATCACGACGGTATCTGCAATGCCTTGGCGCAGCTGCATCATCATGTTTTCGTACTGCGGCCGTGAATCCTTCATACCGGAGGTGGCTTCATCGGAGAAGATGCCCAGAATCGGAATGTTATTTCGATGGCACCACTCGGTACACTTTTCCACCTGCACCTCGATGCTGTCAGGATTCTGATTGTCTGTGGAGTATCTGGCGTTGATAAACGCACCGGGTATCCGGTCCATATGGCGCTCCTTTCTTTTATCCCCTCCAGGCTACGGCCGATGGAGGGGGCTCATTGTGTTCGTTTGATAAATGTTAGTGGCTATTGGAGGTGATAATTTCACCGGTATCAAAATCGATAGTCGTGAACTGGATTTTGGTGTCGATACCAGCAATCATGTGGTAGAAAGCTACGTTAATAACAAGCGTAGTCTCAGCAAAGCAAATGTCGCTCTCGTATCCTTTGCGATTAACTTTCATGGTGAATGAAGAATAATCCTCGTTGTGCTCAATGTCTTTGATATAAGGATATGCTAAGCTGTTCTTGTAATCTGTGATTGTAGAATTGATCGACACAGATAATTCGTTAAGAAGTTCTTCGTGTCTAGATTTTGTCATAAGCACACTCACAGACCCGTCTTCCTGTACCTTTGCAGATAGAAAATCGTTCTCTTTTATATACGCTTCGCTATCAAACGTATTTGCGTTCAGATCTTCAAAATAAGATGCAGGAAAAATAAGCTCAACAGTTAACAGGTTTTTATCGACTCCAATCTGACCAGCAGCGGTATCGCTAGCGGAAGTACTTGCGGATGGTTCAATTGGTGTGGCGCTTGGAGAAAGCTTGTTACCGGAATACTCCGTGGACATGGGGGCAGACGGTTTGCATCCTGCAATGAAGACGATCAGGGTGACACAAAGAATTGAAGAAAACAATTTTCTCACCATATAAAATTACCTCCGATATTATAGCTGCGACCGGCCAGAATAACTGTGCTACGATAGTAATAAAACTGTACACTGGAGTTGCTTGTGATTGTTATCATGATGCCTTAAGCTTAAGATACAACAGCACTTTGTTATTTTCAATATGTAATTTCATAAAATGAAAAATAAGAACGATATATTCTTCGGCGCAGATCCGTGACTGCCAAGCTTAATTATCCGAAATATTGGACACATAAAAAAATATACTGTTTGCGAACGGATGTTCTAAAAGGAGGATGTACAAATGGTAAACGGTATTCGGAAAAAGAAAGATGTGAGATCTGCGGTGCGTGGGCTGGGTAAGCCTGCAAAAGAGAAGTCTATGAGCAAAGAGGAAATGATAGAGAAAACTGCTGATAATTTAAGGGTGCTCTATTATGAGGATCTGGAATTTGTGTACAAAATGGTTGAAGGATTGATACAGAAAAAATACAGGTTGAGATAAAAAGAAGTGACCAGGGAAAGCCTCGGTCACTTCTTTTTTAGGTTATCGGCGTATTTGCGTGTAATGTCGGCCACCAGCGGCCAAAACTCCGGAGGGAGATCTGCCAGTGCAGCGATGAATGCGCTGCGCTCATCCGGGGCAGTGGCCAGAACATCAGAAAAGAAGTTCTGCAGCTTGTCGCGCTGGGAGTCGGCAATCTGCATCTCCCCTTCGCCGGTGCGCAGCCACTGTTCATTGATGCGGAACTGTTCACAGACGGCGCCAATGATTTCGTCCCGTGGAATTACTTTATCGTAAATGATGTTTGCGACCTCTCCACGGCTTCGCTTGATCCTTTTAGCAAACTTTTCTTGGGATAAGCCTGTGTGATCGAGGACTTGCCGAAAACGTGCGTTGATTTGGTACATTGTTGCACACCTCCATGGCTGCATTCTACAACATTGGGCTTGTTGTGTCAAGACAAAAAATAGAAAAAATAACGAAATCATGTATTGACATTACAGAAACAGTGTGATATATTGTAGCCACACGACAAGTTATAGCCGTGAAGCGACAAAACGAGCTGCGACATTGTGGGCGCCTTCTCATTTATGGATCTGGGTATTCGGTATCCATCCCGATGTAAAAGACACGATCACCCAGAAATTGCCTTGAAGGCTCGGCAGCTGTAGCATGTGCTAAAACAAAATTCAACTTTTTCTATAGGAGGTAATTCGATGAGCGAAGAAAAGAAGCAGGAGTGCCTGAGCGAGATCAAGAACTCGCTGGCGGAGATCCCTGCAGAGATCCAGCCGGAGGTGGCCAAGCTGATCACTCATGACATTGGCGTAATTGCCAAAGCCATCAAAATCGCAAACGCTTGCAAATAAAAATGAAAGAGGGAGCAACGGTGAGCATCGAGAAGTATTTCGGGCAGTACACGCCGATCTGCGATTACTGCGAAAAGACTTTGCCGGGGTCGTACAGCTACGAGGGGGCAGCAAGGACTGCTGCAGCGGCCGGATGGGAGACCCGTGGTGGAACGGATGATCGGATCCACGTATGCACGGATTGCCAGTTTGAAGAAAAGGGTTATTCGGAAGAGGATGCCCCTGATCCCCGTAAAGGACTTTTGGAAAACAGAAGGTATTGATGGAGGTATAGTATGCCAATTGTTTGTGACAGAAAGACCGGCACTGTAAAGACTGTGCCGACCATTACCCCGGAGCAGAATAGCAAGGCGTGGGAGATCATTCTGCGAGAGTACATAAAAAAGCACCCCGAGGTGCTGGGTGGCAAGTAAAACACCTTCTGGGCGGTTGTGGTAAACAGCCGCACCACAGACCGAGTCCTCGATAACGTATCGCCATAAGAGGTTGGTTGCCGAGCTGCCGGCAGCTGTAAAACGGTCTTGCAGTAATTTTAGAAGGGAGGGACGAGCAACATGAATAATGTGTGTGTCATTTTTGGCGCATTGCCGTGGCGGACCGGATATCCGCTGCCGTCCTTTCCTTGGGCCCTGCCCTTGGCACCCCCGACAAGGGTGAGCCCTAAACGAGCACACAATCAACTGATCAGCTGGTATACAGCCGGCTTCAAGTAGTGCCTCGCTTCGGGGGAGCAATTGATATGGACCCGTAGCTCAGAGGGTTAGAGCAGCGGACTCATAATCCGACGGTCTTCGGTTCAAGCCCGAACGGGGCCACCAACACCCCCCGGTGCAGCAGCCATCCCTGCGGCCGGAGTGGATCATGCTTCCTCTTTCTTGCCATGCGTGTGTCAGACAAAAGGGTGTGGGATGGCACACCCGAAAAAACCAAACGATTCAGAAAAGGAGAATGCACAATGAGCGATATTGAACAGAGCATCTTGGATGATGAGATCATGGAAATGGCAAACCAGGGCTGCAATAAACCTGAAGCTGCAGAGCAGCATTGCGAAGGCTCACGCCCTGTGGAGAAGTGCTGCGAAGGAACTGAAGGTGCTGGAAACTGCCGTTTTTGGCCTGACGTCATGAAGTCGATCGAGAAGGAGAAGAAGGAAGCCGAAGAAAGGGAAAAGGCCATGCACAGAAAATGGCGCCGCCGCAGGATCATCATGACGGCAACGTGGGTTTCGATTTGTGCTGCCGCTGTGGCTGCGCTGATCACCGTGCTTTATGTACCCAGCGCAATCCCTTGGGTGGTGAATATTGGAACTATGTGCTTTGTGGTGGCAGGGGCGATCCTTATTGACCGTGCGTTTATTCGGTGCCGCATATGAGATACAAAATTCCCGACGAGACGCAGACGGTGTGGCTGCAGGAAAACGGCATCAGCCCGGATGGAATGTTCGTGGTGCATGATGGCGGAAGCTACCTGCTTGTGCAGAACTACAAAACCGGTGACGAGATCGTGATCCGCCGGAATGCGAATAAAAAGAAAGAGGTGGCATCGTGATAGTGAAAGAAAAAGGCCTCCTTCGTCTGATGAAGGAAGCCTATAAGGGCAGCGGCTACACCGTGGCTGCTGATAAAGGCGAAGAGGAAGATTACCTGTGCATCAGCTACTGGGGCTGGAAGGTGGGCATCGCCTTTGATGCGGTACCTCGGAAGGTGTTGGGTCTGTTGGCGGAGCACATTGGCAAGCTGCCCACCCTGGGCGAAGCCTTTAAGGTGCAGAAGGACGAGGTGCAGCGAGAGCTGTTTGAAACCGCAACGGCACCCTTCGATGATCTGCGCCAGTGCATCGAGCACTGGGAGACCCACAAGATGATGAAGCCGACCAAGCTGGAGTGGGACGGTGCCCGGATTTGGCAGGCCCCCAGGGACAAGACCATCGTGTTGCTGGATCCTCAGATGGCGCAGCTGGCCATGTTTGGTGACGGCAGCATTGACGTGCGGCTGGAAGGGCGGCAGCTGATGATTCAGGGAAAGCGCAGCTATGCCGCCGTGAACAAGGGCTACGTCAACGACGGAGACAAGGAGCTGCTGGAGCACCTTGTTGAGGTCAAATGGACAGTATAAAAAGAGCCGGTGCCTCCACCGACCAAAGCGAAGCACCGGATCCGAAACACAACCAAAAGAGGCTGTATATCCAGTATAGCATACAGCCTCCTACAAATCAAGGAGGATTTATGAACGATATGAATAACTGGGCCAAGCAGGCTCAGGAGAAGCTGAAAACCGAGGCAAAGACAGTCAGTGGTCAGAAGGAGAAGGTCATGGCAGGCCCGGTAATGGAGGCCATCAAGAATTTCTGTGCACAGGACGAAGAATTTGCGCAGGCCGTGGTGCAGGGCGGCACCTTCGCCGACTGCATGAAGGCCGTGGCGGCCGGTGTGGGTAGTTCGATTTCGGATATCGATGCCTACGAGAAAGCTGTCCGGTTTTATTTTCCCGGAGCAAAGGTGCAGATGCAGCTGACCATCGATCTCATCGGCGATGCCGCTAAGCCCACCAATGAGGAAAAGCAGACCGGTCCTATTATTCTGGATCTGATGAGCTTCTTCTGAGCGAGGTGGCGGCATGATCGCGTATAAGGGATTTAACAAGGGACTTGTGTGTCGTGGCTATAAATTCAAAATGGGAATAAATACCACGGAAAAGGCACAAGCGGTTGAGTGTGGTTTTCACTGTGCAGAGGATCCGCTGGATTGTCTCTCTTATTATCCAAACATGAACATGTCTGAGTACTACATTGTAGATGCTGGTGGAGATGTCGACGAGGATGGTACAGATACCAAAATCAGCTGCACAGAGCTCAACATAATTAAAAAGCTTAGCAAGGAGGACTTTGTCCTTCATGCGTTAGCGTATATGGTAGATCACCCGAAAAGAAAGAAGAATGGCCACGTAAAAACCGACAAAGCTGAAGCCAATAGTAATGGATTTGTGATCGTAATAGGAGAAGATCCTACTGCTCGTGGCAAGAAAAACGATATCCTTGCTTTTGTAAAGCAAGCGACGAGTGGCGAAATTGTTGAGGTTTCAATGGCCATCGTCGATGGAAAGACGATTTTTCCGGGAATTTGGTACGGCGCTGATCTTTCGGAAAGGCAGGTGGCAGTACAGTGATAAAATCAGAACTGTTGAAGCTGCGCACCTTGAAGGCAACGCCAAAAATGATGGAAATGGCGAGAAACGATAAGAAGGAGATGCGAACGGTGACCTCGAGCTGGGGCTGGTCGCATCCAAAGAAGGCATACCAGTATTCGCTATTTCTAAGATGCCAAACCCTAAAAGGTTACTTGAAGATTGCATTCTTCGATCCAAAACAAATGCGGTGTGGAAGCAATATGCCGGTTTTTGAATTGTTTATCAGCAAAAAGGCCGGACAGTTTTTGACCTATGACCGAGCAAACCAAAAATGGTCAAGGGCAATGGTTCATAATTTGGATCTTCCTGATAAGGAGGAACGGACTGAACGGTGGATCAACCCGGAGGGCGCTAAAACGATCAAGCAATATCTTGGCGTCGATGAGCCAGTCTTAAGAGGGGTTAGAGCTTATCAAGAAAAGATCCGAGAAGATGATTTGATCAGATCATACAGACGAGAGACTGATCCGTGGGATTTGGAATTGAAACAGACCCCCCAGCTTCCGAAGGATTGGAAAAAGTGGGTGGCAAAGACTGCTATCCAAGAAAACTACATTTTTTACGATTATGAGAAAAGCGGAGCAAAAACAGGATACTGCAGCTTTTGCGAGAAGACAGTTCCGATAACCCAACCGAGGCACAATCAGAAAGGAAAGTGCAAGTGTTGCGGCAAGCCAATCACATTTAAGGCGAACGGAAAAAACAGTAAGGTCGAAAGTAAAAAACAATATGTGTATCTGATCCAAAGAACGGAGTCCGGGTTTGTGATCCGAGAGTTTCAAGCGCAGAAGTATTATGTCCGCGGAAAAAACTGGGTGGAATCTGTGTGGACACATGAAAGCCGCCGATCCTTCTTTGATAAAGGGGCAAGGCCGCTTAGTGCGTACTACTGGGGAGTCTACAGAAACAGAGAAGTACGCTTTGTAAAATCTGGAATCTGTAGCATTGGATGGTGCGGTGTCGAGAAAGGAAAAGTGTACGGAAGGACAATTCCATCATTATCCCAATCGGAGCTGCTTCACACCGGCTTACCGGAGTACATGAAGCGGATAGATATTCTAGATCCCGAGAAGTACTTGGCGATATGGAATCGATATCATCAACTAGAACAATTGGTGAAAGCCGGGTTGCATGCCTTAGTGGATGAATGCGTGGACAGCTCGTCAAAAATGGATGAAGCACACAGTGGCAAGGCCGGCGGCTTGGCGAAGCAGATGCGAATTGATGAGCAGCGGCTTAAGAGGCTACGGAAAAACAACGGCGGTCTTTTCTTTTTGCGGTGGCTTAGGTATGAGAAGAAGAACAGCAAGAGCTTTCCTGATGAAATGATCTGCTGGTTTAGTAAGAATGGTGTGGATCCCGGAGGAATCGGATTCATCCGGGACAGAATGAGCGATCTGCAGATATACAACTACATCCGCCGGCAGATGGTTGAAACCGGTATGAAGTGCCAAGAGGTAATCACAACATGGAAGGATTACCTTTCAATGGCGAAAAAGTACAAGCTGGATGTGAATGATGCAATTGTATATCGGGCATCCAAACTGAAACAGAGACATGATGAGCTGGTGATTCGTGGAAAACGCTTAGACCTTGAAGCCGAGGCGAAAAAGGAGCAGAGGAAGTATCCACATGTGGAGCAGATCTTGCACGAAATCAAGGAAATATATTCGTTCCAAGGTGAAGAATACAGTGTAGTGGTTCCGGATGGCATAGTCGATATCATGATAGAGGGCCAAAACCTAAGCCATTGTGTTGGCAGCAGTGAGCGTTATTATGACCGGATCGAGCGTCAAGAAAGCTACATTATGTTTTTGCGGAAAACAAAAACGCCGGAGCAGTCCTATTACACCCTTGAGGTGGAACCGGGTGGAACGATTCGCCAGAAGCGTACTATGTTTGATCGCCAACACCCAGATGTGGATCAAGCAACTAGATTCTTGAAGCAATGGCAGAAAGAAGTATCTAAGCGATTGACAGAGCAGCAGCGGAAACTTGCAGAAAAAAGCAAGCAGCTTCGCACAGAAGGTTTTGAACAGATGCGACGGGATCGAGTAATCATCAATGCCGGAGAACTCCGAGGACGGATGCTTGTGGACGTTCTTATGGCAGACCTTATGGAGAATCAGGAGGAGAAAACAGCATGAGCAATATTGTATCTGTACGGGACATTGAAACCGTAACAGCTGAGATCGTAACCATCCATGCACACACGCAGCGCATGATGCTGACGGGTGCCATTGAGATCGGCCGCCGGTTGGTGGAGGCTAAGAGCATGGTTGCCTATGGTGAGTGGGGACGCTATTTGGAAGAGCGAGTGAGCTACAGCGTGTCCACCGCCAATAACCTGATGAAACTGTTTCAGGAGTACGGTGATAATCAGGCGTCTTTGTTTGATAATTTTGCAAATTCCCAAACATTTCAGAATTTGACCTACACAAAGGCGCTGGCTATGCTGGCGCTGCCGGCAGAGCTGCGGCAGACTTTTGCCGAGGAGCATGATGTGGAAGGGATGTCCACCCGTGAGGTGCAGGGTGCCGTGCAGGCTGAGCTGGACAAGCTGAAGGCAGAGAAGGCCCAGACGGAGAAAAAGCTGGACGAGGCCTGCGAGCACAACGATGACCTGCGGCAGCGGCTGGAAGAAGAACGAGCCAAGAAAGAGGATCTGCAAGAGCAGACCGGTACCCTTGGTGTAAAAATCGACAGGCTGCAGAAGGAAAAGGAGAAGGCTGAGCTCTCGGAGCAGAATGCTCTGCGGCTGGTGGAGAAGCTGAATAAGAAGGTGGCGGCAGCGGAAAAGGCAGAACAGGCCGCCAAAGAGGCGCTGAAGAAGGCGCAAGAAAATCCCGAGATCCCGGATGCTGTAATGGAGGAAATGCGCCAGCAGGTGGCGGCAGATGCCGCGGCCAAGGCTACGGAAGATCTGCAGAAGCAGCTTGCCGATGCCAAGGAGCAGCTGGCGGCAACCGTAAAGGCCAGACAGGAAGCCGAGGAGGCGGAACAGAAGACCCGGGAGAAGCTGGCCGCCGCCGAGCGTGCTGCCAAGATGCAGAATCCCGATGTGGCGGTGTTCCAGAGCTTGTACATTCAGCTGCAGGAGACATGGAATCGCTGCGTTGGTGCCTATAACAAGGTGAAGCAGAGTGATGATACCTCTGCCGCCAACTGCAAGAAGGCGCTGGAGGCGGCGATCGCCAAGTTCGGAAGCGACATTGCCGGCTGATCATGTTCTTTTTCTTTATGCCGGAAGAAGAAAAGGATTCCGTGTGGCGGCCCTACATGGACGAGCTGGGTATGACCCGTGCCATTGAGAACATCAAGCGACAGGGATACCGCTACGGCTGGGTGACAAAAGCGTTCGGCCCGGAGGATGGCGCAAGCTACCATCCAAAGGGTGGTGCCTTCCACAAAAGCAAATGCCCCTACTATGAGGGATGGTGGTGGGCCGGTGGCTTCGGTGCGGTGCAGTGCAATGCCGTGCCGGAGCTGCTGCCCGGATTTGTTCACGATAGCACGTGCGAGCGCCGTCATACGGAATGTCCGTTTTACAAAAACAAGGAGGCTGAGAAATGCCCAAATACATAACAACTGAAAATCTGTTGGCAGGCGCCGGTGATTATCTCGCCGGTGTCGCCTTCGCCAAAATGGGGCGTGGCAGTGGAAAATCGCAGCTGGCCATGATAGAAATGCTGAACCACCTGACCAAAACTGTGCCGGCAGAGGATGTGCGGCCTGTGGTACCCTGCAAGATCTGCAGTAAACGTGAAATGAAGGACGGGTTCTACTGGTGCAAGCCCTGCGGCTACCGCTGCCACGATGAAAACTGGTACTGCCCGGCAGGTGTGAGGAGGGTGAAAGATGAGTCGTGAGTATCCGTGCATATATCACAAGGCTGGATGTTGTACGAAATTCCCTCCTGAGCCGGATTACACGGATTTTTGCGTATATGGTCCGTGCGGCCTCCAGAAGAGATCAAATGGTGATCGACTGCGAGCGATGGAGGATGATGAACTGGCGCTGTTCTTGGCTGAACGAATGGCAAAGCAGAGTATTCTGCGGCTGGCCGATGAAGGCGTGAGGGTTACTGAAACTCAGAAGCGTGCCCTTGTGGAACAACTGTATTTTGTGTGGCTGCGATGGATCACTGCCCCGGAGGAGGTGGAGACGTGAAGCTGGCAACGGCTATTGCTCGTGTGATCGAAGAATATGAGAGGGCAAAGAAATTGGACTTTATCTACAATCCTGTGGCTTGGGCGCTATACAAGGTGTGGAAAGAAGCGGACAACGCGCCTCCGAAAAGTGGGGTGAAGAAATGATTTGCGATAACTGCATAGTAGAGAACTGCTCAGATCGGGAGAATAAGACGGTCGTAATTGCCTGCTCTGCATATAAAAAACCGCCGACCAATGCAGACCGCATCCGGGCCATGAGCGACGAGGAACTGGCGAAGGGAATTTATAGACATTGGCAGGATGGTGATGACTTAGCTATGGCGTGGTGCGACGGCATAGATAAGAGAACTGGTCGTGAATGCTACGAGTGTAATAGGAAAAAGATCCTAGATTGTATTCTCAGATGGCTACAACAGCAGGCAAAGGAGAAGTTGTGATGGATGGCAGATGGGATCCGGTACGCAAGGCACCCAGATATTTTGGCATTTGCGCAAAATGTGGAAAAGAGCGTGAAAAAAGAGTTATGGCACAGCTTTACATTAAGGCAGACAGCTATCGGCCGATGCGTGTACTCTGCCACATTTGCCAGAGATGCTTGCCGGAGTTGCTGGACGAACTGGAAGTGTCTATGCCGGAATAGGAGGAATGACCGTGGCAGGTGGATTAAGATATCAGACGGGGCGACAGATGCCGCCAGGGATGCAGGAGCTTTACGGTGTGAAGGTGGCGGCTGAAATGCTGCAGCAAGGGTTGGTCGATCCTACGCACAAGGAGCAGCTGCTTAAGGGAGTTCTAGGAGAACAACCGCAGCAGCCTACGGCGACAGATCTTTGTCAGAGGATGCCATACTGTGGAGAAGCTCCTGAGGCAGAAAATCTGCCGGCATGTCCCTTCTGCGAAAGCGAGAATCTACTGATCGACCGGGACTCGGAAGGCTGGTTCGTGGAATGCAACGGCTGTCTCGCGGAAGGCCCACGGGCAAAGACCCAATCGGAAGCCGAGAAACGCTGGGCAAGGAGGTTTATGTAATGCCAGATGAAGAGCTGATAAACGAGCTGCAGACCAAAGCCAAAGAGCTTGGTGCGGATTTTAGGTGGCTCATTGATGAGCTTATCAAACGCTTTAAGATCGCCAAATTCAATCAACAAATCAAAATGGGAAGGACTATAGAACATGAAAGTCGCCGATGAAGAAAGAAACGACTATGCCGTAGATGCACTGGTGCGCGAGGTGGAGCGCCGCAGGGATGAAAAGCCGTGCCGCCGGTACAGTTATGGAAGACTGGTGGCGGATACCACGATGGAGGAACGGGAAGGCATTGCAGAGCGCTACCTTGCCCGTATATCCAAAGTGCGGCAGCGTGGCGAACGATTTGAAGAGCCGGACGATGATCGCGCCATACAAAAAGTAGCGGCTATGGCTGAGAAATGAATATGGACCACATCCCGGTAAGGGTCGCACGAAAAGGTGCTGCAGCTATCTGCTGAGCCGGGATCGACCGCAATTTGATTTTGTATGGATGCCACCCGTGCGGTGGTATCCATAGAGAATCAAATAAATTTTTATCGCGCGCACGCGCGATTGTGGGCTAGGTAAAGCCCTAAGTTCTCAACCATTTACACCTAAGGAGGAAGTCTGATGGCAAAGGAAGGCTACTTCGTGATCCGCACATACGTTGCAGGTGATATCGGGGAAAAGACAAAGTTCTTTGTCCCCGGTAAGAGACCTGCAAATAACAACTTGTCAAGACGCCAAAGAAATGCGATCAAGAAGCAGGAACAGAATGAGCACTCTGCTGTGAAGAATCTAGCACGGGGCATCAACGCAAACTTCCGCGCAGGTGATCTTCTCTTGGGGTTGGACTACAGTGATGAGGGCCATGCCCGGATCCTGAAGTGGGGTAGGGAACACGGTCTTCCGGTTGATTCCGAAAACGAAGAAGAAAAACGGGACGCTATCTGGGCATCGGCTTCTCATGAACTGGAGATCGCACTCAGAAGAGTGGTCCGCAGACTGAAAAAACAAGGCATTGAACTGAAGGCATATTATTGCACATCGGATATGGATGGAAAGACGAAGAAGCAAGTCCGTGTGCATCATCATCTGGTAGTCAATTCTGAGACCAGGCAGGCGTTCGTGGATGCGTGGCAGAAATACGGACTTGGTGGCGTGGAGTGGGAAGCGCTCTGGGATAATCAGATCGACCGTACGCCAATTGCGAAGTACATAATCGATCAGGTGCGCCGGATCCCGGATGCAAAGAAATATCGACACACCAAAAACATTGTGCTGCCGGCTCCAAAGAACAGGGTCGTGGTGACGGATAACGAGCTGCTTGTGCCACGGGGCGGAAAGCTGATCTACCGTCAGGAGTACGAAAGCAAGGGAGATGTTTCAGACTACTGCAGAAATTACCAGCCGCAGTATATCCGGTACATAACGCCTGATGCGCTTCGAAGGTTGGAAAAAGAACGGGAAAAACGGGCCGAAAAGAAGGAGGCAAATCAATGAGTAAGCCGAGATATAACTGGTGGCCGTTTGTGCTGAACATCATCCGCGACTATCCGGAAAGGCGGTTGGAGCTGAAGCGGATGAAGGAGCAAAAGACCACCGCCAGTATGACCGGAATGCCGAGAAGTGGGGGAGCTGGCCGGAGCGTTGAGAACCTTGCCACCAGAAGCCTGCCACCGCAGGAGCAAAAGGAACACGATGCCGTTCTGAAGGCGTTAAACAAGACAAAAGCAATGCCGGACGGAAAGCTCCGTCTGGGTGTGGTTCGTCTGACCTTATGGAGAAATTTTAACACGGCCGGCGCAGCAATGCAGCTGAACACCTCAGAAAGGACAGCGAGGCGGTATCGATGGCAGTTTGTGCTGTTGACGGGGTTTGCATATGGATTTCTCACAGAGGATGAGTACCGAGCTGCAATCAAAAAAGATATGCCAGTGTAAAACTGGACTCCCAGCGCCAAGAAAATGTGCTATACTGCTACCATCGAACGAGCAGGATGACGGGGAAAAGTCACCCTTGCTCTTTTGGGTTCCGGCACAGAAAACGCTGGAGGGTGGGACTGGGGAATTCAAGAAAAAGAGGGGCGGTGTTATGGCTGCACGTTTGACAGATAAGCAAAAGGCAAAGATCGTATCAGACTATGTCGAAATGGGCAGTTATAATGCCGTGGCAAAAAAGCACGGTGTGGCTCGTAATACAATTAAAGCGATCGTTCAGAAAAGTGAAGAATTTGCCACAAAATGCGCAGATAAAAAAGAGGAGGTCCAGAAAAGCATCTTGGACCACATGGAAAGTAAGCGCGATGTGGTAAACGAGATCATCACCAAGGGGCTTGATGTGCTGAATACACCGGGCAAGATGCAAAGCGCCACGCCGGCACAGATCACTACTGCGCTGGGGACTTTGATCGATAAGTTTGTCCCGGTTGATGGCCGCACAGAAAATGAAACGGCATACGAGCTGCCGGCACGGGTGCTGGGCAGGGCTTTTGTGGATCTGAACCGTGAGATACGGCCAAATATTTCCTATGTACTGGAGGGCGGCAGAGGCTCGCTGAAGTCCTCTTTTGTCTCGTTGAAGGTTGTTGAGCTGATTAAAAATAATCCGCAAATGCATGCTGTGATCACCCGTCAGGTGGGAAATACGCTGAAGGACTCGGTCTATAACCAAATGCGGTGGGCCATTAACACGCTGGGCCTTGCGGAGGAATTTTCCTTCAAGGTGAGTCCGTTGGAAATAGTCTACAAGAAGACCGGACAGATCATCTACTTCCGCGGACTGGACGATGAGACCAAGCTGAAGGGCATAAAAGTGCCATTCGGGTACATCGGCATCCTGTGGAAAGAAGAAAAGGACCAAATGAAGGGGCCGGCGCAGGAGCGATCCACAAACCAGTCAGTGCTCCGTGGCGGTGCGGAATCTTACGACTTCAGCACCTACAACCCACCGAAGAGCAGATCTTCGTGGGTGAACAAGGAGAAGCTCACACCCAACGAAAACAGGGTGATCCATTTCTCCACCTACAAGGATGCGCCACCGGAATGGCTGGGCGCAAAGTTCCTCAGTGATGCTGAGCACCTGAAGGAGGTAAACCCGTCAGCATATGAGCACGAATACATGGGTATCCCCAACGGCGACGGCGGCGCCGTTTTTGAGTATTTGGAGATACGAAGAATAACCGATGAAGAAATAGCGCGAATGGACAGGATCTATCAGGGTGTAGACTTTGGCTGGTATCCTGATCGATTCGCGTTTTTGCGTACCTATTACGATGCTGCCCGGGAGAAGATCTACCTGCTGGACGAGCTGTACGTAAACAAGTGGAGCAACGCACAGACGGCCAAATGGATCTTGGACAAAAAATACGATGATTATACGATCACCTGCGACAGCGCCGAGCCCAAATCCGTAAACGATTACAGGGATGCCGGGCTACCTGCCCGTGGAGCAGAAAAAGGACCCGGTTCCGTGGAGTATGGCTTCAAATGGCTGCAGGGGCGTACACTCGTGATCGATCCGCACCGTACACCTTATGCCCATGAAGAGATCATTGCTTACCAGTACGACAGGGATAAGGATGGCAATGTGATCAGCGGATACCCGGACCGGAACGATCACGCCATATCAGCGCTCCGGTACGCATACGAACAGCTTTTTAACAGAAGGGGCACCAGCGCATGAGTATTTACAGCAGAATCAAGGGGTGGTTTTCTATGCTCATAAAGAGCAAAGCAAAGGAAGAATTCAATATCGAGCCCATCAGCTCGGAACAGATGCAGTCGTGGATCAGCGAGTGCGTGAACATCTACCGGGGAGATCCTTGCTGGTTGGATGAAGAGGACGGCATTGACACAGTAAACTTTGCGAAGGCTGTGTGCTCTGAAACGGCACGTCTTGCCACGCTGGGTATTGGAATCAAAATCAGCGGTTCCGTACGGGCTGACTGGCTTAAAGCGCAGATCGAGAAGATCTACTACCAGCTGCGGTCTTGGGTGGAATACGGCTGCGCGTATGGTACGATCATCCTGAAGCCGGATGGCGAAACCGTCAGAATGTACACGCCTATGGAGTTTGAGGTCACGCACCATACGGATGGTAATATCGACGGAATTGTTTTCCACAACTACAAGCGCCGGGGAAATAAATGGTACACGATGCTGGAGTACCACCGTTTTGAAGACGGCCTCTATGTGATCACCAACAGGTGCTATGTGGGCGAATCGCCCGATGATACAAAGCGGCCGGTGAGCATGAAAGCTTCTCCGTGGTCTGAGCTTGATGATGAAGCGTATGTGGAGAATGTGACCGGCAACCTCTACGGCGTTTTTAGGATGCCCCAGGCAAACAATATCGACCTGAACTCCCCTTTAGGTCTGCCCATCTTTTCGGAAGCCATTCAGGAACTACGGGATTTGGATATCGCCTATTCTCGCAATTCCGAGGAGATCATTGACAGCAAGCGCATTGCACTGGCCGACGAAGCTCTTCTGACCTTCTCCGGTGAGCCGGTGGCAAAAGGCTTGGAGGCGGCACAGAGTAAGGCTCGGCGGATGAAGTTCCCGGACATGGTCAAAATGGTTCGGGGTGACGGACGGGAGACCTACTATCAGGAGATCAACCCGGAACTCAACACAGATATGCGCATCAGGGGCATAAACAATCTGCTCAGTCAGATCGGCTATAAATCCGGATTTTCCAACGGGCATTTTGTGTTCAGCGAAACAACCGGCTTCCAGACGGCGACCGGTGTGGAGGCAGCTCAGCAACGTACGGTTCAGACGACAAAGGACGTCCGGGACAAGCTGGAGTGCTGCGTAAAAGGGCTGATCTACGCGCTGAATGTTTTTGCTGACCTCTATGGTTTGGCGCCTGCCGGTGCTTATGAGGTGGCGCTGGACTTTGGCGATATCACCTACAATCGAGATGAAGACCGGGCACGGTGGTGGAGCTATGTGGTGTCGGGTAAGATCCCGTTCTGGTACTTCCTGATGAAGTTTGAAGGCTTCACGGAGGAGGATGCAAAGGCGCTTGAGGCAGCCTCAATTGCGGCACATCAGCCGCCGAAACTTTTTGCTTTGGAGGAATAACCAAAAGGAGTGGTAATGCGTGCTTTCTCCGGAATATCTTGAAACAATTGCAGAGGGCGGAGAAGCGATCGCAGAGCTGCTGCATCATGAAATCATCCAGCAAATCGTTGAACGGATAGCGATCCGGTTAGACCGGGGCGAAGACTATGTGCTGACGGCCAGAGATAAGTGGCAGCTGGAGGTGCTTCAGGACGCCGGCTATCTCCGGGAGGATATCGAAAAGGTTCTGGCAAAGTATACCGGCTTGATGCAAAAAGAGATCGCCGAGGCCATGGAGGCAGCAGGGGTCGAAAACATGGAGTGGGATGATGCGGTATACCGGGCTGCAGGCTTGGACCCTGCGCCCCTTGCTCAGTCCCCGTATTTGGTACGTCTGATGCAGAGGGCCTATGAAGCAACGGTGGGTGAGTGGATAAACTTCACCCGTACAACTGCCGATGCCTGCCAGCAGTCTTTCGTGGCGGCTTGTGACAGGGCCTACACTATGGTATCGTCCGGAGCGATGGGATATTCCCAAGCGTTTGCGGATGCGATCCTGCGGTTGGCCAATGAGGGTGTGGCGGTAGTCAAGTACACGAAGACTGATCCGGTCACCGGAGAAGAGCGTGTTCATACCGACACCATCGAAACGGCCACAATGCGCTGCATCCGCACCGGTGTTTCTCAGGCAACGGCGCAGATCACAGACGCCCGTATGGACGAAATGAACTGGGATATTATTCTGGTATCTTCCCACTTCGGCGCCCGTGTCACCGAGAAGGAGGACTTCACAAATCATTTTTGGTGGCAGGGGAAATTTTACTCCAAGAGTGGAAACAATCCCCGTTTTCCTCCCTTCTCCGTGTGCGGCTTTGGCCACGTGCAGGGCATCCACGGAGCAAACTGCCGGCACCACAAGGGCCCGGGCGACGGAGAACACAATCCGTTCAAGGAGTTCGACAGCGAGAAAAACAAAAAGGAATATGAGCTGCAGCAGAAACAGCGGACCATGGAGCGCCGGATCCGGAAGACCAAGCAGGAGTGTGCGACCCTTAAAAAGGCTGTGGACAGCGCCGGCACCGAGGAAGGCAAGCAGCAGGTGGAGGAAGCCTACCAAAAGAAGGTGGCGCTGCTTAAAAAGCAGAATGAGGCCTACAACGAATTTTGTGAGGATAACAATCTGAAGCGACGTAGTGAGCGGATGCAGATCGCCAAGTGGGACCGTGAGCAGGCCAGGGCATCGATAAAAGCGGAAAAAGACTATCAAGCAGACCTTGCAAAAAAAGAAAAGTATGATAAAATGATAGTTGAAATAAGAGAGGCTGCCAGTGTGGCAAAAACAGCGCCAGTACATATTCCACCAAGAGGAATAGAGGTGGAATCTCTTTCGTTCGATGAGAAACACATAAATGCTGAACGAGATCACAATGTGAGCCGAGAGATAGCTGAAAAGTGGATTCGGGAAAGCAGGGTATCGATTACCGTGTGGAATGGAAAGTTTGAACGGTTCTATGGAACAGACGGAGCCGTATATGTCGATATGGAAGAGCAGCACATCAGGACGGCATTTGGTAAAGCTGAGTTTAAAGAAAAAGTACAGAAATTGCTGGAGGTGTTGGAGAAAAATGGATATTAACTACCCCGTAAATTGTCCGCTCATGGAGCAAGAAATCGGTGCCGATGAGTGCTTTGATATTCACATGGTCGTAGATGGATGGGCACCAAAGTATACTGCGCCGGAAAAAGCAACTTCAAAAGAAGGATTCGGAGAAATATGTAAGAATTGCCCATATCACAGAAATGATTAAGCACCATGCAGAAATGCTGGTGCTTTTTCTATGCCACAACAGCTATTTTGCGTAAAAACTTGCTATGTACGAATATCAAACAATACTGAATGAGATCGAAAAGCTGGTTGATCAGCTTCCGTACCGGTCTGTTGAGATCGAGGTGGAGCTGAAGGAGCAGACGCTCGTGCTTAAAAAGAGCAGATCCCGAAAGATCGGCTTCGCAGCAGAAGATCCGGATAATAACTAAATAAACGGCCAGACCCGGCATAAAGTCGGGCCTGGCTTTTTTATGCCATCATAGCTCAGCTGGAAGAGCAGCTGCTTTGTAATCAGCAGGTCGGCGGTTCGAATCCGTCTGGTGGCTCCAACCTTGCCGGGGGTATATCCGGCTCAATCCATTACCGCTGACGGGCGGTCAATAAATTACGATATAGGAGGATCTAAAAATGAAGAACATCTACACCATTTTGTCCGAGGTGGGCATCGAAATCCCCGAGGACAAGAAAGCCGCGTTCGACAAGGCCGTAGCGGAAAACTACAAGACCATTGCCGAGCACGAGAAGAAGGTCGATCGCTTGAGCGAAGATCTGAGCGCCATGACCACCAGAGCTGAGACCGCAGAGCAGACCCTCAAGGGCTTTGAGGGCAAGGATTTTGATGCCATCACCCGTGAGCGTGACGAGTGGAAGACCAAGCACGACAACGCAGTTGCCGAACACCAGCGTCAGCAGGACGAACGGGAGTTCAGCGATCTGCTTTCTTCTGCCATCACCGAAGCCAAGGGCAGAAATGCCAAGGCAATCGGTGCGCTTCTTGATCTGGACACGCTGCGTTCCAGCAAAAATCAGGAGAAGGACATCAAGGCCGCGCTGGATGCGCTGAGAACAGAAAACGGATATCTGTTCGAAGACAATGGCGGCACACCTCGCTTTGCTGCAGGTGGTGCCGGTGGCGGCGGACAGGGTGGCGCCGGTGGCGGTACAAAAGACCTTGGCAAACTGACGATGGCGGAATATATCGCCGCCAGAAAAAACAAATAAGGAGAATGAAACATGACTATTTTGACCCCCGAAATCATTGCGCGTGAGGCACTGATGGTGCTGCGCAACAACGCTGTTATGGCTAACCTCGTCCACCGTGACTACTCTGATGAGTTTGTGCAGGGCGTGGGTGATACCATTACGATCCGCAAGCCTGCCAGCTTTACGGCAAAGGAATTCAACGGTGAGATCGAAGTGCAGGATTCTGTGGAAGAAGGCGTTGCCGTTAAGATGGACAAGCTCTTGGATGTGTCCTTTGCTGTTACCGCAAAGCAGCTGACTTTGGACATTGAGGACTTTTCCAAGCAGCTGCTGGTACCTGCCATGCAGGCCTTCGCCAATAAGGTCGATGGGCTGCTTCTGGCTCTGAAGGCAGACATCGATCAGAGTGTTCCTGCCACCGCTGTGGTGCAGGACGATGTGGTTGATGCCCGTGCTTATTTGACCAAGGCCGGCGCGCCCCTTGCCGACCGCCGCTTCGTCTATGGCTCCGATACTGAGACCAAGCTGCTGAAGACCGATCTGTTTGTTTCCGCTGAGAAGGTGGGCGACGAGGGCACCGCGCTGCGTGAAGCTTCCCTGGGCCGCAAGTACGGCATGGACTTCTATGTTGATCAGAATGCGGACACCGCCGGTGTTGCGGCTATGGCCTTCCATAAGAATGCCTTTGCTTTCGTTACCCGGCCTCTTGCACTGCCTCAGGGTGCTGCCAATGCTGCCATCGTGAATTATGATGGCTTTGGTCTGCGTGTCGTGCAGGCATACGACATCAACAAAAAGACCGATACTGTATCCATCGACATGATCTGCGGCGTCAAGACTCTGGATCCCAAGCTGGCCGCCATCATCGAAGGCGCCGTAAACTGACAAGAAAAGGGCGGTGTAAGTAATGTACATAACCAAGGAAAAGTACAACGAACTGTATGACGCCATCGACGAGAAGCTATTTGATCGCCTTTCCTTTGATGCCTGCCGTTGCATCGACGGGCTCACAACAGGCGCAGATGGGGTTAAAAAGCTGAAGGTGGCCTTTCCTTCCGATGCGGATTCTGCCACCGCCGTCAGGCGCTGCGCCGCCCAAATCGTTCATTTTCTTTACCAGATCCATGAGGCGGAGCGATCCGCCTCTATGGGTCGGGGACTTGAACAGACGGAAGGTGGCCTGCGTGGCCGTGTGATCACCAGTGTATCGTCGGGCAGTGAATCTGTATCCTATTCCGCAAGCCAGCATGCACAAACCGCAGCTGACCTTGCTGCAATGGATGCCGCCCAGAAGGAGCGCACCATCCGGGAGATCGTAAAGGAATATCTTTCCGGCGTGGCGGATGGCAACGGTGTAAACCTGCTGTATATGGGGTTTTACCCGGTAAGGAGGTAAACCCGTGTTTTCCCAAACGATTACGTTTTTTAACCGCAAGAAGATTGACGAAGGCGATGTCTGGTACCCGACAGTGATCCGCAATGTTCATGTAGATCTGGACCGGGCGGCGGTCCTTGCGAAGTACGGCCCGAAAGCGGCCGACAACGCCGCCCTTTATGTTCCATACAGCAAGGATATAGAGGGGAATATTCTGGTCGCCGGCAAGTGTTGGCTGCCACCGAAAGAGTGGGCAGCACGACCGGAGATCGTTGGCTTTGTTACCTTTACCCCCGGAGACCGCTTTGACTTCTTCTGGCTGGGTGATTGGGGCAGTGAAGAGGCGATATATGATGCGGACCATGTGGCGGACATGGGGTTTTACAACCACATGAACCGGTTGCATGATTTTGTGTTCGCGGTTACCTCTGTGGGTGGTCCGTACCGTCTGATTCCCCATTTTGAGATCATGGGTAAATAGTATGGCGAAGAAAATCGAAAAACTGAAATTCAAATTCTCCTATACCGACAGGACGATAAATGGCGTTATGCGGTTGGATCTGTCTCGCTTTGATGCTCAGTTTTCCCGGGCGCAGCGTGAGCTGGACTCCATGGTCATGACATCAATGATTCCCTTTATGCCAAAAGAGACGGGCGTCTTCATCAACGAGACACAGGGCATGTCTCAGGCGCTGGCAGGCTCCGGTATTGTTGTGGCGGCAGCTCCGTCCAGGGGTCGATACCTTTACGAGGGCAAGAAGATGGTGGATTCCGTAACCGGTAAAGGCCCGGCAAAAATACCTGTTGGACCGGGCGAGTATCTTTTGCGGTACCGAAAAGGTGCCGAACTGAAGCCCACAGAGGAACCGCTTCATTATTCTACCCATGTAAATCCGGATGCAACAGATCACTGGTTTGAGCCTGCGAAAAAAGCCGATGGAGAAGCGTGGGTGAAGAAAACAAAAAAACTGGCAGGAGGTGGATAAATGGCAGAGGTCAAACCGATTGGCGTTGATGCGGCCGGATATGAGATCGTTACCAAAGCTGTGAAGGCTTTGCTGAATCAATTCCCTGGGTTGAATGATCAGAGGATTTGTTTTGAAGAACAGAGCGAGGATGCTGGGATCGCATTCTTTGCGGATGCCGGCGCACTGGTGCTTTCCGAGCGAAGGTCTATCACCGACCATGTATACCAAACCTGCCAGTACCCGTTTCTCGTTAGCTATCGTACAGCTGCAACGGGTGAACTGTACAAGCTGTATGCCACAGAGTTCTTGGATGCGCTGGGCAAGTGGCTTTGCAGGGAGCCTGTGGAGATAGATGCTGTGGCGGTACAGCTGAAGGAGTATCCCGTGCTTTCCGATGGGCGAGCGATCACCCGTATTACCCGTAACAATGTCTACGGCACAATTCCAAACGACAACAAAACCCAAGACTGGATCCTCCCGATTACGATCCAGTATACCTATGAATTCGATCTGTAAAGGAGATATGAAATGAAGGCTGAAAGAAAGTATCTTGCCCACTATCTGGACTCCGCGTTCGCTAAGACCTACGAGGCTGCTGCCTATGTCCTCTTGGGCAAGGATCTTGAAGAGCTGAGCATCGATCTCAGCCCCGATGTGGAAACCAGCAAGAATATTCTGGGCGAGAATTCTGTGAAGCACAACGGCTACGAAGCTACCAGTACTGCAGACCCCGTTTACTATGAGTACGACGATGCTCTGACCGAGAAGATCATGGAGATCGCTATGCTCCGCAAGTCCGGCGACGAATGCAAGACCTCCTATGTGGAAGTGCTGCTGAAGCCCGGCGAGGACGGTGGAAAGCCTACTGTGATTCGCGCCGTGCGTGAGGATGTGGTCGTGATCCCCACGAGCTATGGCGGCGATACCTCCGGTGTGAAGGTGCCTTTTGAGATCCGCTTTGCTGGCAACAGAACGGTGGGCACCTTCGATCCCGAGACCAAGACGTTCACGGCCCAGTAATAAGGAGGAATCACCATGGCTGATATCAATGTAAACATAGGGTCTTCCCTTGTAAACTTTTATTTCCGGGACGAGGAGGGGAATGTGATCTCCTCCTTCCGCCTGAATCCTGCAGATGTGAAACTGGCGGCGCGCTGCGCCGAGGTTTCCGAGCACCTGAAGGAAATGGGTAAAAGCATCCCAGAGAACGCAAGCATGGAAGATATGCTGCGGATGAACGATGAGATGGAGGAACGGATCTGCTATATGCTGGGCTATGATGCCAGAAAGAGCGTTTTCGGAATGGTGTCTGCCACATCCCTCATGGAGGATGGCGAGATGTTCGCAGTGCTCCTGATCAACACCATCAACGAAGCAGTGAAGCCTGCTGTTGAAAAGAGAAAGAATGCCATGGAATCCCTGGCGGCACGGTATGCCGCACGGTACCAGTGAACGCTTATGACCTGCCCACCTCCCTGACTGTCGGGGAGGTGGGCTATCCCATTCGCTACGGATGGAGGGCGGTGGTGGATGTTCTGGAGGTGTGCGCCGATCCGGAGGTGGACGAAGTGGGGAAGGCCATGTATATGCTGATGGTCATGTTCCCCACATGGAAAGACATGCCCGGAGAGCACATTCAGGAAGCTTTGGAAAAGGCTGCTGCCTTCATTGACTGCGGACAGAAAGCTGACAGATCCAAGCCAAAACTGATCGACTGGAAGCAGGATGCATCCATAATCGTGGCGGAAATCAACAATGTGGCGAAAAGGGAAATACGGCTGGATCCGCAGCTGCACTGGTGGACGGTGTTCGGCTGGTTCATGAGCATCGGCGAAGGCCGTCTTGCTGCCATGATTCATATTCGGCAGAAAAGGTCCAAGAGACAGAAGTTGGAGAAATGGGAGCAGGATTTTTACAGAGACAATAAGGCTCTCGTGGACTTCCAAACGGTAGAGTCGGAAGAGGTCCGCAGAGAGAAGGACAATATACTTAAATTTTTGTAATTGCAGTTAACCTGCAAACGGAGGTGGTTCCGTGAATGTTATTAAAGCAGACGGTACTGTTTTGATTGACACCAGAATGCATACTGAAGGCTTTAACAAGGGTACCGGTGAAGTAAAAAGCCAGTTTGCCGCTATGGCTTCGAAAGCAAGCGAAGCAGCCAAACAGATCGAGACATCAATGAACGTGGGTTTCTCTAAGTCGGTGGAAATGGCGAGGGCCAGACTGCAGAGCTTGGAGATCCAGTTTGCAACGGTATCTGATTTGCTTAAGGAAGCGGTATATCTGGACGATGACAGGAATGCGGAACGTCTGGGAGCAAAGCAGGAAAGGCTTTACGATCAGATGGCGGATGCCCGGCGCAGGCTGGAGATTGAGGTTGCGGATGCGGCAAGAAGGCAGGCGGATGAAGAGGAGAAGGCTGCGGAAAGAACGAGGCGTGAAGCTGAGAAAAGTGCGAGGGCGGCAGAAGCTGCAGCCCGAAGACAAGTCACAGCGGAGGAGCGTGCGGCCAAGAATCAGGCCAGATATACTGCTGCCATTTCCGATTCTACCAAGAGTACCGATAAGCTGGGAAAAGCGACAGGCAGATTTGGTACCCGGCTGTCCTCTATCGTAAGCGGCGCTCTGTTTTTCAATGTCATAAGCTCGGGTCTTTCTTCCCTTACGAGGACTCTGTGGGGCGCTATATCCTCCACAAATGAGATGAAGACTGCGCTCAACAATCTGAAGGGCGCTGCATCCGTGGCGGCTGCGCCGCTGGTAAATGCGCTCTCAAAAGCCTTTGCTGTGTTGACGAACGCGATTGCGGATGCATTCGGCTGGCTATCCAATTTCTATTCCTTGCTTACCGGCAAGAGCATATCTTCCATGAAGCAGCAGGCGCAGCAGATGAACAGCATGGCATCCAGTGCCACGAAAGCACAGAAAGCACTTGCTGGCTTTGATGAGATTACCGTCCTTCAGGATAAATCCTCCGGATCCGGTGGCGGATCCTCTTCTCCCAACTATAACTATGGACTAACCAGTAAGGAAAGCTATGAAAGTGCGGCAAAAGCAGTCGAGAAATTCCGGAAGGTTCTGGAGCCTTTGCAGAAGATCGACTACAGCAAGCTGACAAAATCGACCGAAAATCTTGAAGAGGCGAATAAAAATTTATCGGATACGATAAACAAAGCTTTGGCTGATGCGTACAACAATGTTTTGGTGCCGCTGGCAACGTGGTTCATTGAAGACTTTGCGCCGACATCCGTAGACACGCTGACTGAGGCGTTTGATTTCTTGGAAGCAATCGTTTCGGCCACCGATTCTGCGCTTACTGCTTTTCACGAACACACGAAACCAATATGGGAGTACTTAGGTGGAATTGCCACAGATTTCGTGGACGGTCTGGGTGGCGCATTCTCCAGATTTGCAGCTACCGTCAACGAAAAGAACCCGGAGATCACGAAGGCTTTTGATGATCTGGGCTGGGTCATTGGAGAAGCGTACCGCATCTGCGAGCCGTTGCTTAATGACCTGAGAGATTTGTTCAAGCTTAACATGGAAACGATCGCTTCGGTGATCGATAGTGAGCTGGGAAAGGGAATCGATTCGTTCACGAATTTGGCAGCTTTTATACGGCAAGTGTTCTCCGGTGATTTCTCCGGAGCACTGGGGACCATAAAAAAGGCGCTGGACGACTGGATCATAGGATCGATAGAAACGCTAAATGTGCTTTTGATGTCATTCGGTGTTGGCTTGAATAAGTTGCTGGTGAAGCTGAATGCAATACAGTTTACGATACCGGACTGGATTCCGGGGATTGGCGGAAAGACATTTGATTTGAATGTAAAGCCAATAAATGTAGCTAATCTTCAAATCCCAATCCCTGAGCTGGCGTCCGGCGCAGTCATTCCGCCCAACGCACCGTTTTTGGCCATGCTGGGCGATCAGCGACACGGTACCAATATTGAGGCGCCGCTGGCAACGATTCAGGAGGCTTTCCGTCAAGAGGTCAGCGATATGGTTGGTGGAATGATGGCAGGTTTTCAGGCGAGTGTGGCAGTGCAGGAGCAAATCCTGGCCGCTGTTATGAGCATTGAAATTGGCGATACGACCATCGGCGAAGCGGCAGCACGCTACAATGTGGCGGAGCGCATCGTCAGGGGAGGGTGAACATGAAAACGACGGATTTATTTCTGATCGATGGGAAACCGATGCTTTGCCCGGATGCCGGTGTGAAGCTCAGCTATGAGGATCTGGATTCCTCAGAATCCGGAAGAGACCAGTCCGGATTTATGCACCGTGTTGTCTTGCGCTATAAAGTACCGACGTGGGGGTTCTCTTATTCCAGAATAACGACCGAAGAGAAGAATTACATCGAATCGCTTTTTCCGGATAAGGAAACCTTTATGTTTACGCATCCATCAAGGACAGATCCCAGCGTGCAGGAGACCACGAAATGCTACAGATCCAAGTACAGCCTGACTTGGCAGAATGCCGTAACAGGGCTTTGGGGCGGCCTGTCATTTAATATCATTGCGTGCTGAGGTGACCCATGAAAAGAAGCTTGATTGTTTTGAAGGATGGCAGCGAGGTTTTTTCCGGAACCGGTGAGCTTCCTGCCATCAAATCGTTAAGCTACAGAAGGACGGCCGTTTCCACCACTGACTTCTTTTACGGAAGTGCCTGCGCGGCAACTGTCGATGTTTCCGTCATTGAGAAAAGCGCTGAGATACAAATGTCTGTTGGGGATGAGTTTGACTATTACGAGGTGGATCAGGACGGAACCCGTGAGAAAATAGGCAGATTCATCTGCACGACTGCGAAACGGTCTTCTCCTTATGCGATGAAGTTTTCGGCGCACGACCGCATGACCAGATTTGATGTTGACATTTCCATCTGGTTAGCGGAGCTGACCGAATGGCCATATACCATAAACCAGCTTCTACAGATGACGGCTGATTATTGTGGAGTTGAAATAGACGGGAGCACGGAGCTCATCAACGGAGAGCATCAGGTTCAGCGATTTATCGCATCCGTCACGGCCAGAAAACTGCTGCAGTGGATCTGTGAGGCCAATGCCTGCTTTGCCATCATGAACGAGAATGGGATTCTTGTTTTTGGGGAATTGACAGATCGTGGAGCATTGACGGCTGATGTGAAAAAGGCCTCGGTGGAAGACTACTGTACGAAACCGATTGCACGAGTTGTTGTGAAGCAGACCGAAGAGGATATCGGAACGCGCTGGCCGGATGTGGAGGGAGAAACATATGAGATCCTGCGAAATCCGCTATTGGCTGCCTTCTCTGAAGAAGAGATCCTTCCGGCAATTGAAAACATTGCAGGAAAGATCCTTGGGCTGACGTACACGCCGGCAAAGGTTGAACTGTGGGAAGATGGAATGAAGGTGAAAGCCGGAGATGTCTTTTCTTTTCAAGTTGGCGACAAGGAGTACAAGACGATCGCATTTTCCGAAAATAGAACAGGGTCGTTAGTAACGTTGAAGAGCTCCGGTGCCAGTAGCAGATCAGCTCCATCTTCTATTTTCAGCAAAAATGCTGTGGATCAGCTGCAGGGAAGGATCACAGAAATTAAGGCAACCTTGGGGGAGATTTCCACCAGAATGGAAGAGACCACCATATCTCTTGAAGAGGTACGGGAGGAATCTTCCACCGTAAAACAGACAACGGAAAGCTTGGAGCTGACGGTTTCAGAAACGAAGACGAAAGCGGAAGAAACTGCCAGCAAATTAGCTGCGCTGGAGGTCAAATCGTCTTCGGTGGAGATATCCATTCAAAAAATAACCTCTGATGTATCCCAAAAAGCCGATAGATCTTCTGTGGAAGAACTGACTGAAAAATTCCGCTTTGATGAAAACGGAATGACGATCTTTAATAGCGCCACAGGCATGGGCGTTGAGATCTCGGAGGAGAAAGTTGCTTTTACCGGGGGAAACGATGAGCCTACAACGCAGATTACGCCAACCGAGATGGAGACAACAAATCTTCAAGTGCAGGAGCAGCTGGACATCAAAAACTTCAGCTTTATACCAAGAACGAACGGAAATATGAGTGTCCGCTGGACGGGAGGCTAATATGGCAGAAGTAACTTTATCAACGCCGGCATTCTACGCAAAAGGGTCTAGTGGAAAGTCTGCGGTCGTTGGCTACGAAAGTAACCAAAACCGTATTGCTCGGCACACACTTGTTGTGCCAAGCACCGGTGCCAGTCATATAGAGTTTTCGTTCAAGGGCGGCACCTCCGGAAAAGGAACTGTTCCCAATACGCTGTATTTCTACATTGGCACAGATCCTGCGAGCCATGGAAGCGCTGGATCCGGATCTGAGTACACGGGGAAACTCACAAGAACGTCCGGAACATACAACTACACCGGTGCTGCTGACATAATCCTTATGCCAAATACGACCTACTATGTGTGGGTGTTCCCGACCAACAAGGTATTTGGTTGGATATATTGGAGCAGAGCGTCCGGAAAAGCAAAGGCAACGCTTACCGGCGGAGCAATGTCGGCGCTGAATGCAAGAAGTGGAATTCTCGGAGAATCCCAAACGCTTGAGGTAACAAAGTATCAGGAAAGCTTTGTACATACGATTCGCTATGCGATTGGTAATGCGGTGGGAGTGATCTGCGATAAGATTGCAGACACCACAATTTCGTGGACTCCTCCTTTTGATTTGGCATATCAAATGCCAAACGCTGATAGAGGATCGTTGGTACTTACAATTGAAACCTATAATGGAGATGTGCTGATCGGGAGTCAGAAGACAGAAACGGAGCTTTTGATTCCGGACAGCATTGTTCCTGCGGCCAGCGCTACATGGGAAGACACGTCGGCGGCATATGAGATATTTGGCTCATTTGTACAACGTGTTTCTCGGCTAGTAGTGGAAGTGACGGGCGTCGGTTCGTATGGCAGCTCAATTTTAAACGCCACCGTGATGCTTGACGGAAAACCTTATAGTGGAGGAGCAATCAGTGCGGTAGGCAATGTAGTGCTTCAGGTTGGAGTAACAGACAGCCGAGGTCGCTCCGGATATTCGGAATATAAAATTACTGTAGAACAGTATGATCCTCCGAAAGTAAATGTGGCGGTGCATAGATGCCAAGAGGATGGTACGGCAGACGACATGGGCGAATATGCTCAAGTGCGCATATCCGGCAGTGTTTCAAATGTAAAGGGAATAAACGATGCAACACTGACCTTCAAATATGGCACAGAGACTGTTACAGAAGGTTATGAAGCAGGAGCGTTTGAGTACTCGTCAATCATACCAGCCCCATCGGCATCCACGCTAACTTTATCAGCATTATTGGCCGATAAGTTAAGAACAGCACCGCCGGTAACTAAGGTGCTGTCGGTGGGTTACGCAACAATGGACTTCTTGGCAGGTGGCAAGGGAATTGCCTTTGGTACCACCGCACAGAAGGAAGGCTTCGTCTGCGCAATGAATACCGACTTCTGCGGCAAAACCGTCACCGGCCTTCCTAAACCTGCAGAGGATACTGCGCCGGTTACGAAGGAAAGTCTTTTGGACCTGGTATACCCCGTGGGCAGCATTTATATGTCCGTCAATGCCACAAACCCTTCAGTTTTGTTCGGCGGCACATGGGAGCGAATTCAAGATCGTTTCCTGCTGGCTGCCGGCAGTACCTATGCCGCAGGCGCCAGTGGCGGCAGTGATAAGCATTATCACAGCTTAAGTGACGCGGCGGTGGCGCTGATAAACCACCATGACGGCAAGTTTTGGTTTTATGAGATAGAGGGCGTCAGCTTTGTGGCCTCCGGCAGCGGCGCGGCCACCGGCGCCAATGTGAATGCCCAGCAGAGCGCCGGTATCCCTCTGCGCGGCGGCACCGATACCGCAAGCACCATGCCGCCCTACTTATCGGTTTATATCTGGAAAAGAACAGCATAACAAGGAGGAAAATACAATGAGCTACAGTAATTTGGTAAGCTATGTGCAGGAGAGCCCCAACAAAAGCGTCCGCAAGAATGCAACCTACAACCCCAAGGGTGAGGTATGGGTCATTGTGCCCCACCATGTGGCTGGTGTTACGGATGTGGAGGATCTGGGAGCGTTGTTCGCAAACCCGGCCCGGCAGGCAAGCAGCAATTACGGCATCGGCAATGACGGCCGCATTGCCTGCTTTGCGCCGGAGGAGTACCGCAGCTGGTGCACCGGAAGCAGAGAGGTGGACTACAAGGCAATTACCATCGAGGTCTCCAACAGCGCCGGTGCGCCGGACTGGCCGGTCAGCGATGCCGCCTACGAGTCTCTGATCAAACTTTGCGTGGATATCTGCAAGCGACACAATTTCCGCCTGAACTATACCGGAGATAAGACCGGTAACCTGCAGATGCACAAATGGTATCAGGCCACCGGCTGCCCCGGCCCTTATCTGGAGGCACGCTTCCCGGAGATCGCCGCGGAGGTCAACCGCCGGCTGGATGCCGACGGAAAGAAGGATGTATTCTACCGGGTGCAATGTGGTGCTTTCAACAGCCATGACAATGCGGTTCGCTTCCGGGATGAGCTGCGTGCGAAGGGATATAGTGACGCCTTCATTGTGCAGGTGGAAAAATAAGAAACTGGAGGAAAGAAAAATGCAGGAAAATATGATGACTTTTAAGGCTGCTGTGGCAGCGTTCTTTACGGCGGCTGGAGCTCTCTTGGGCTGGCAAGGTGTGATGATCGCCGTGTGGGTAGGTATGATGCTGCTGGATTATTTGTCGGGTACTTTCGCGGCAATGAAAAGCGGCGAGTGGTGTAGTGCCACAGCTAGGCAGGGTCTCTGGCATAAGGGTGGTATGATCGTGGTGGTGGTCGTGGCAGGCATTGCGGACCTTGTTATGAGCATCATCTGCCAGCACATCCCCTTAGATATGACGTGGCCGGTGCTGATTCTTCCGCTGGTGCTTGCGTGGTACATATTGACGGAGATGGGCAGCATCCTTGAAAATGCGGTGAAGATGGGCGCCCCGATTCCGGAATGGCTCATAAAGGTTCTGAAGGTCGGTGTAAATATTATTGATCGCAAAGGTGATAAGCTGAAGGATCAGCTTTCTGCTGGCGGAGTTGAAGCGGAAGAGCATTCGCAAGATACAGTAGAACCCGAACAGAATAGCGATAAGAATGTCGCAGAATAAAGAAAAAGACGCCTCTTTACAGAGGCGTCTTTTTTCTTGGCACAACGATCTTCAAAGCTGAAGCAGTGACAAAAACTCTTGGTACACCGGAAGGGACTCGAACCCCCAACCCTCGGAACCGGAATCCGATGCTCTATCCATTGAGCCACCGGTGCGTAGCTTGCTTATTATAGCACAATTTTGCGATTTGTAAAGTCTGCGTATCCATTTTATTTGTTTATTTTCTGCATAAGTTCTGCAAAAACAGTTGTTTTTCTTGTTTTACCGTGTTATAATCCAAAAAGATATATATTTAGGAGGTCTTTTTGACCATGGTCCAGAATTTCAGAAAATCCATCGGCGGTTTTAACCGTGAAGATGTTGTCCAGTACATCGAGTTTATTAACAATCGCCACAACACGCAGGTCAATCAGCTTAAGGCCGAGCTGCAGACCGTGAAGGATGAGCTTGCCGCTGCTCAGCAGGACGCATCCGTCAAGGAGGAACTGGAGTCCGTTCGCGCCCAACTGGATGCCGCTTTGGCAGAAAAGGCGGAAGCAGAGCTTCTGAAGGCGGAAACCGAATCCCTGAAGGCAGAGGTCGCTGCGCTGAAGACCGAGCTTGAGGCCAAGTCCAACGAGTGCGCTGACCGGGAACTGGAGGCTTATCGCCGTGCTGAGCGTGTGGAGCGCACAGCCAAGGAGCGCGTTACCCATATCTACGCGCAGGTCAACTCCGTTCTGGAGCGTGTGACCAGAAATTCCGAGTGCACTGCAGATCAGATCTCTCAGGTGGTGGATTCCTTCGCCCGTCAGATCACCGATATGCAGGCCGCGCTGGAAAAGAGCAAGCAGAGCATTCGTGAGGCTGCGGAGACCATGAAGACCATTCGCCCCGTGGAGCCTGACTGTTGATTTTTGAACGAGCTGCCACATCGGCAGCTCGTTTTTTAGGAGTTACAATGAAGATTTCAAAACCTTGCTACTATGATTCTTTCCGCTGCATCGCAGGCGCGTGTCCGGACAGTTGTTGCCAGGAATGGGCGGTTGTGGTGGATGATGATAAAGCTGCCTTTTATCGCAGCCTGCCCGGCGATTTGGGAGACCGCCTGCGCAGCGTGCTGGTTGAGGAGGATGGCGAAACGGTCATGGCTATTGAAGACCGGCGCTGTCCTATGTGGCGCGCCGACGGGCTATGCCGCATTCAGGCAGAACTGGGAGAACAGGCGCTGTGTAAGACCTGCCGGGAGTTTCCTCGTCTGACCCATGATTACGGCGACTTTACAGAACTGCAGCTGGAGCTTTCCTGCCCAGTGGCGGCAGAGCTGATCCTGCACGGTGACGATACCGCTGCAGAGCAGGAAATTGCCGGCGGTGAGGCGGAATACGATCCTGAAGTCATGGAAACCTTGCGCCGCAGCAGGGGAGAGGCGCTTCGATTTTTACGGGATACTGCGGTGCCCGTGGGTGAAGCGCTGGCACAGCTGCTTTTGTTTGCCTACGATGTGCAGGAGGAACTGGATGGAGGCGAGAAGGCTGCTTTTGTGCCTGCTGATTTGCACTTTTCCGTGAGGGGAGATGCAGCTGCGCTTCTGCGTTTCTTAGGCAAACTGGAGATTTTGACAGACCGTTGGCGTGCCAGACTGGACGATCCGCAGAACAGTACTTGGACAGAGGAGCATCGCGCTCTGGCACGCTATTTCGTGCAGCGCTATTGGTTGCAGGCGATTTCTGATTATGATTTGGTGAGCCGGGCAAAGCTGGTGATCATCTCCTGCCTGACTATTAAGCTTTTGGGCGGAGATGTGGTATCCACCGCGCAGCTATATTCCAAAGAGATCGAAAACGATGCCGATAATGTGGATGCTCTTCTGGACGGAGCATATACCGACGTTGCCCTCACCGATTCCAATCTGCTGGGTCTGCTGCTGCACCCATGACTGCACACATCAAATACAACGCTGCCAATTGCATTTTGCGCTCCGGAGCGCCTCACGTGGTGAAGTTGTTCCATGCATTTTGCGCCGATCTCTTGCTGGGGAACGGTCAGCCGCAATGGTCTAACGCCCTCTGTATGCAACGCTGCGGTTAGTATTCCTCTAACCGGCTTTCTCAATAGCGCCACCTACATTCCGGGATTCCTTTATCGAGCGATACCACGTCTGCGCCGCGTGTATTAGCGTATCGAGTGCTTTTGCGGCTGTTGGATGAGATTGAAATCGTCTTCCATAGATCGTGACCGCATATCTGCCAGACTTGTTCAGCGATGATCAATGCATACAAACCGTGTGGGATCAAAATAATACTTCTTTTTATGAAAAAACCCTTGACAAATCGCTTTCTTGTTGCTATAATGCAAAAGCTGTCTGAACAGCGAACCGAATATGGGGGTATAGCTCAGCTGGGAGAGCGCTTGAATGGCATTCAAGAGGTCAGCGGTTCGATCCCGCTTATCTCCACCACAAAAGTCCCTAAAAGCCTGTAAAATCAAGGCTTTTGGGGATTTTTTCTTTTTTATTATTTCCTAAAATTTCGAGAAATTTTTTCCTATGACCACCATAGTGACCCCCAATGTTCAAGCATGGAATCTGCCAAGTTGGGTGGACACAGGGCATCAAAAGTTGGTTGGCATGATTCTTGCTAGTGTTTCCGCAAATGACGGAAGAAAAAGTTGGCATGATTCTTGCTATGGTAAACAAAAAAAGGGGGAGCGAAATGCTCCCCCTTTCTCTGTCCCTGTGACCGCCTGTGGGCGGTTTTTATTTTTATGCTTGCTCTTTCCTCTTGCCAGAGTTGCAAAGGCGGTTGACCTCTCTCTGCACTTCCTTGGGATTGTAGCCAGCTGCGGTCAGGTTCTCTTTCCTGACGGCACCGTTGCCATACTTACCCTTCAGCACCTCTCTGGCAATCTTGGTGATTTCTCTGCTCATTCGGTTCTCCTTATCTGTCTACACACCCAACAGTTTGCTCCATGTATCAGTTCCAACTATGCCGTCAACACCGATGCACTTGTCCTTCTGGAATTTACGGACAGCACCATCGGTAGCAGAACCGAAGTCACCATCAGCACCGTAACTTCCACAGGAATAGCCATTGCCGATGAGAAGGATCTGGAGAGCCTTGACAGAGTTTCCCTTACTTCCCTTCTGCAACATACTGACATTCACGGAACAGCCACTCCCTGTGTGTTTTGTGGTAGGTGTTGCAGTAGGTGTTTCGTTTTTAGAAACACCCACCTCGTCAACTCCATAGGTCACATACGGCAACTTGCCGTGTTTAGTCCAGCTTCTGCCGTTGTAGCCTGGCTTCTTGCCGATATTGTGAACAGCTGTAATCTGCACACAATCCTTCCAAGCTGGAGTACATTCCACCGCCAATCCATTGCCGATGTAAATACCGACATGACCTTGCATCCACAGCAACTCACCGACAGCAACATTGGAGAAGTTCGTGGACACACCACTACACACACCAATCATCTGCTCCGTGCCAATATCAGGAACACCATTGGATGCGTACTTAGCACCGCCATAGGTCTTGGTGGTGTCACCATTCCAACCCCACAGCAAACTCTTAATTAGGCAGACACAATCGAAGCCGAAGGTGTCTGTGGATGCCGACAGAATCTTGGACTTTCGGTCTGCCTTCATATTGTAGGACAGATTATTGGTGTATCGGTTTTTGTTGCTCTGTGTCATAGGCGAACCGATGCACCCCAAGACATACAGAGATTTGTAATTTTTAGCCACATTCTCACAGGCGGTGGCTAACTCTTTGCCAGTTTTAATCATAGAACATACCCCCTTGGAGTGTAGATATATTTGCCTTCCTTTTTGCTGAACAGCTTGGCTTATTTCTTCTCCATCTGCGTACCAAAGTAGAACGCAATCACGGTGGACACAATGACCATGACATTGTCAGCGGTGATGTCACCACGCAAGGCGAGGACAGCGAACACCGCAATGACCACCATGGTCACAATGGTCTTGACCTTCACAAGGTTTGCCAAATTCTTCAAAATATCCATTTTTAATCCCCCTTGAAATTTAGTTCTTCCAGAAGTGTGTTGTATAGCCGTTTCACAGCACCGTTTCCACCACCTTTGAGATATGCATCACCAGCTGCGATGCGTTCCTCTAATGGCATATACGGAGATGTGATGACCAACCGCTTGATGTCCAGATAGTTTTCCCTGATGTGTCTGTCATTGTCTTCGGCTCGTTTGTTGATTTTGATGGCAACCTTGATGACCTTGACACAAGTCACAATGATGGTTGTCAACGCACCAAGGCACGAACCGACCAAAATGATTGTCTGCATTGCTTTCCCCCAATTAACTTATTCGTTGCCACACATACACCGCCAAATAGGGTGGCATTGTGCTTGCGACATCTACACTACCTCGCAACGGCACACCAGAGGTTTGATTCGCACTAACATTTGCACCAGTAGAAGCACCGCTACCAGTTGCGGTGTAGCTAACTCCATCTTTTTCAACAAACCAAAACTTGCCATCATGGTGATTCATCAGGGCAATAGCACCATCACTTAAAGTATGGTAATGAGTAGCACTACCGCCAGTAGCACCAGCACTATAAGCAGAACCAGAAGCCAGCAAGAAGCGGTCTTGTATCCGTGACCATGTGCCACCAAGGAAGGTGGATGGACTCGCATTGTTAGCGGATATATAGATACTTCCCACAGGGTAAATCAAATTTAGTAGATCCCCTTTGGACACCAGTTCGTTGCCAAGTTTATCTGGGTTGTAAGGTGTAGCAACAGGGACACCATATATTTTTTTACTCATCCACTCACCTCAACAATACTTGCCTGAATTGTGTAGTCATTCTCTGGCTTTTGACCAATAACATACACCGTCACCACACCGCCATCGTTCTCGGTGGTGAATGTGATGTCCTTCTCATAGAAAATAGCAAGCTGTTCCACACTAGGAGTCAAGTTGACTTGGCTATTCTCCGTAATGCCACTAATGGTGACCACCTGAGAATATTGCTTGCCTGTTCCTCTCCAAGCAGAAGCACGAAGTGTGACCTCGGTGATTCGTGTGGTCGATGCGTTGCCGAATTCAGCGGTTTCACCACTCGAAACATCAGCAATGACCAAAACACCGCTGTCATTTATGGTTATCTTGAAGGACTTGTTTGCGGTTTTCAGCACGATGCCGTCTTCAAAACAGGCAACACCGCCAGCCACCCTGAGTGATTCACCTTCGCTTGGGAATTCGTTGATGCCCACCGCATTCTTTTCCGTATCAATGAACAGCGGAAACTTGCCCTTCGGCAAAGTGAATTCTTTTGTGATGCTACCGCCAAAGGAATCAACCACGGTGATGCTGAATGTGTGTACATAGTTCTTATCACACTCAATCGTGTACTTGTGTTTGTTCTCAATTTCCTCTGGATCACTATACTCGCCACCGCTCTGCATGACCATGTATGTGATGGTCATATCATTTTTGCTGTTGACGGAAGATATTGAAGCATCAACTGTCAAATAGGTTTCGTCTTCGTAGTTGTTCAACCGCTCAATGGTGGCGGTGAAGAAAGGCGGTGACCATGCAAGCACGGACACAGTTTTGCTCACAGTTGTTTCGTTTCCTCGGCTGTCCTTTGCTGTGATGGTCAATGTCACATCTTGGCTTGAATTGATAGCACCGAAACTGATGTCACCGATTCCTGTGACCGTCTTGACCAATCCATTCACCGACACAATATACTGCGTTATGGTTGCACCCTTGTTTGCGATAGCTGCGGTGTCAATGGTGGCGGTCAAAGAAGATTTGTTCTGCACTATGTGCTGATTATTCCCTGTGATTGCAACAACCGCTGTGTTTCTATCGGCATACGATATTTGTGATGCCGTGAATGTGGGATTTGCGTTGACGATACGCAAAGTCTTGGGCATTGTCGATGTGTAGGTCACACCACCTATGATGGTCTTGACGATGAAACACACAGCAATGGTGTTGCTCGTTCTGGTCGCATTTCTCAGCACCGTTCTTTCGGCATCCGTCAAATTGAATGTGTAGGATGTTCCACCTTCGGCTAGATCCCTATAACCCACATTAGCGGTTGAACCATCAAGTGAAATGCAAGCCATCAGCGAGGACACCGCACCACCAGCTGGATTTGAATAGTTGATTGTGGGATTCTCTTCATCGGTGAAGTTGGGAGCATAGGTAATCGTTGCAGAACGAGGAATGTTTGTAAGTACAATAGTACTACTTCCAGTAAATTTCTTACCGCTTCCATAGCTTCCGCTGGTTGTAAACAATGCCACATCTACATCAATGACAATGTTTTTTGATCCATCGGCATTGTGAACGATTTGCTCGTTGGTACTCCAAGGTGGTGCTGTTCCGCTATCTCCAGCCTTTATCCCATAATAGGTATTTTGTTTTTCGATTCTTACATTATGCGAACCGCTACCTGAATAAAACTGGACAGCAACAGTACCATTGACTTTGACAGTTCCTCTAGGGAAATAACCAACACCATACCAGTTAGAGCTTTTTACCTCTACACTATCAATGCTGACAATAGATGTATTGCTGTCAATATCATACACTTCGCTCCAAGTAACTCTGCCAGAGAAAGGGTTGCCAGCAATCTCAAAGCTACCGCTTTTGCCTTTTATATATGCCATTCACTCACCCCTAACTAATAGCCACGAAGCCAACACCAACATTGTCATTGGTTGCAACTGGCACAACCTTGATTTTGCCAGCAATCTTGATTTGGTTTTCGACTTCGGCATTCCTCATGTGGAAGGTTTCTCCGTCTGCCCAATACACTCGATTTCCGTGTGCATCGTAACCGACAAAGCCTTCCTCTGCGTTCAGCTGCACATAGTCACCACTCTTTGCAAAGACGGTCAATCCTTGCTTGTCCATAAGGGCAATCAATGTGTTGGATTCATCGTGCAGTTCAAAAGTACCGCTAGAGTTGCCAGCACCGCCCAACCGAAGGACACCGCCCTTGATAAGGGATGCCGACATATTGATGACATTGATGTTCTGCATATTCAAAGTGCCATCCAATGTCCAAGCGGAAGTGAATGTGCCGTTGACACCGCTGTTGCTGAAACCAATGCCACCGCTGGAGATCCGCATCACATTTCTCGCATTCTCTTTGGGCAACGCATCCACCACAAGGATTTGACTTCCTTCGTTGATGACATAGGAATTGCCAAGCACACCGTTGATTTGAGCGGTGGCTTGGGCAAGTTCCGTCTGCAACAGACTCTGTGTTTCCTTCGCAACCTCGTCAGTATGCTTGTTAGCTTCTGCTGTGATGGTCTGCGAGAGGTTTTTCAACTCGTTCTTGAAATTGCCAAACTCAATCTTGGTATATTTATTCCTGATGGCATCATACTTGACAGAAATCACATCGGTCAGGATGTCCACCTTGCACTTTGGATGCTTGACATGGATGGTGTCACCCACATCACTCACATTGTCGATGCTTGAAGACACCGAATAGTTGACCTTTGGCATTTTGTTGGCTTCGATGTAGGCATCTGCCTGTGCGTGAAGCCAGGTTTTAATAGTTGAATGGAATTCCTCTGTGCTGGCAAATTCCTCGGCATCGAAACTGTGTTCAAACTTGACAACTTTTGTGTATGGCACATCATATAGTTGCTCCGTTGTACTCACATAGGTATCATCAAGCATGATTGCAGATTCTCCGTCTGTGGTATACGGCAAAACCTTGGTGCAAACACCATCCCAATCCTCTTTGACCTGAATGCTTGTGATGTTTTTGCCAACCGCCAGCACAACACCCCTGTCCTCGCCACACCTTGCCTTGATTCCAAGTGTCCAGTTGTCACGATACCAATGACCGCCATATTTATCCTCGCCTAAAAGCAACCCATAGACCTCATACAGAGTCTTGCGGATGGCTCTTGTGGAGCAAATGGTGGTGATGTCACTCAGGGTGGTGAAGGGAGATGGGACATCCGTGCCATCATTGAAGTGTGCAAGAGCATCATTGCAGTTTTTATCCACCGCATAGGAATCCTTGATGATGTAATTCTTCGCATCATAGGACAGATGCCATGCCTTGACAGAAACCTTCTTGTTTTTGACCGTGGGATTGGTCATGCGGAATCCCTGGACACCCCAAGGTGTAGGGATTCGCACAATCAAGCCGTTCTGGTAAAAGTCAAGGTTCTCAATGGTGTCCTCAAGTTCCGCATAATAGTCACCATTGTCCTTTTTTGTGATGTCTGCAACCAAAGGATGCAAAATCTTGATTCCGTTATGGTTGAACAGCCTTTCGTTGCTGTCATAGACCTTTATCATCACAACCACCTACTTCTCGGTAAGATTTCGATGCTTTCCACATATCCAGACCACTCAATTTTGTTCGTGCCAACCAGCAGAACAGGGAATTCTCCGTTCATGTTGCGGTTCTTAAGCACATTGCCAAGGTATGCATCCTCTTTTTCGCTGTCAATGACCACTTCTCTCTCGCCTTCAGGGAAGGTGTAGTCAAAAAAATGGATGCCGTTGACGGAGATGCCCACAGTTCCGCTACCACGAAGTTCCATTCTCGGCTTGCTGTTCTCCAGACCTTCGTTGAACACTTCAAAAGTCTTGAAATACTCCAGTTTCATGTGGGCATTCCCATCGTTCGTGATGGTGGTCTGCTCGTTTAGTGTTTTGTATGTTGCGATTTCTTCCTCGGTCAAGGCGGTTTCAACTGGTGTGGCAAGGCAACACACAAGTTCTACTGGTGTGCCATTTGCAATTTGATTAGAAAGAAATTCTTGCCATTTGCTCACACTATTTGATACATGATAAAAACCAAAGCCTACAGACCCACCAAAGAAATAACCGCTCCCACTCGTTGTGCCTCGGACAAAATGGCTACAATAAGGTGTCCCAACGGATGCACTCCCAAGAATAGAATGGTGTAAAACGAAATACTTTTTGTTGTTTTCGTACTCCCAGCCTTCAGTACCATCAAGAATTTTTACACAAACCCTCTGCACATACACACCCTTTGCGAGGTCAATCTCGTCACAGATCCATTGCTGACCATTTGCATCGGTGTAGTTGCCACCAGATGTAACAGGGATGCCACGCAGACCATTGGGTGTTGCAATGGTCATGCTCTGTTCGCCAACATCCACAGTAATGCTACCGCTCTCACCGATGCTCACAAGTTCCACAGGGGAATCAGGTGTGGGTGTGCCGTTCTGTGTAGTTTTGCCGTAGATGCTGAAGTATCTCTGTTTGGCATCACCAACATCAGGCACAACGATGCTTGTGCCTGTGGCTGTGATGGCTTGTGGCTCGTTGTGGGCTTCGTTGTACTTGTGCTTGAAAGGTTGCACTCTAAAGGTCACAACAGCCGTCCTGAACCGCAGAAGGCGGTTATAGTCTATCTGTCCAATGACCTTTGCAGTATAAACCTTGTCAGGCTCATTGCTGAATACAATCTCGCCTTCGCCTGTGAAGTATTTGATGACCTTGTTGATGTCAAAGTTGCCACGCAGACCAATGGAGATGGATTTGTCATAAGCACCAAAACCAAGATCCTCGCTGATGCTCCCATCTCTGCCGTCAATGGTGGTTTCTTTCACTCTCAAAGGCGGTTTGGTGATGGGTGGTAGTTCGCAAATGAGCAAGCCATCAATCGTGGTGCTTGGTACACCTTTCCAGATAATCGTATTCATTATGCGAACACCGCCCTTTCAACAACATCGGTGACAAAGCCACCCATTTCTCGGTCATCCATGACCACTTTCACCTCGGTCAATGCCTGTTTGAATGCGGAAACCATCATGTCATAGGTGGACAGCTGCGTGTTGCCAGATGCCATGTTCGTGTTGATGTCTGCATCAAATTCGGTTGGAATTGCCCCTTGCATATCAGCAGAAACATCTGCCATTGTATCAGCGAAGCCTTCACCGACACCCAAGGCAAGGTTTTTGCCGACCTCGTCTTTGAACACAGTAGAAGGTGAATGGATGCCGAAGAATGACTTGATGCCGTTCAGCACGGATTGACCAAATCCCTTGATTTTACTAAGAATCCAACTAGTTGCATTGTTGATGCCGTTCCACAATCCCTTGACCAAGTTCAAGCCAACATCTCCAACCTTACTGATTCCGCTTGAAAGTCCGTTGACGATGCTGGTGATAATCTTCGGTAGTTGCTTTGCCAGTTCCACAATGATGACAGGGATTGCTTCAACGATTCCCATGAACAACTTGATTGCACCTTCAATCAAATCAGGAAGTCTGTCAATCAAGGTATCAATGATGGCAAAAACAATCTGTGGCAAATCTTCCACCAGCACAGAAACGATGGTGGGGATTGCTTCAACGATTGCCATGTACAACTGAATTGCACTCTCCAGAAGTAAGGGAAGTGCATCAAGCACAGCATCAATGATTGTGTTGATGATGTTGGGGAGTTCCTCGACCAAGGTTTCAATGATGACAGGGATCGCATTGACGATTGCCATAAACAATTCAATAGCTGCCTGAATGACGATGGGAATTGCAGAAAGCAAACTACTAATAATCGTTTGAATCAAACTCGGCAATGCTCGAACGAGGTTCTGGATTATCGTGGGCAATGCCTTGACAATGCCGATAACCATTTGCAGAACCGCATCAATCAGCAAGGGCAACATCTCAAACAGTTTCTCAATCAGGACAGGAATCATCCCAATGACCGTTTCAATGATTTGAGGCAAACTCTCAGCCAACGCAGAAATGATGTTGACAACCATTTCAAGCAAGGACTCAATCAACACAGGAATCATCGCAACCAATGCGTTGATGATGTCAGGAATCAACTCTGTGACCATAGTCACAATGGCTGGCAACTGTTGTGCAAGGACGGTCAGCAACTGCGGAACAATCGCAAGAACCGAATTGATTATTTTGGGCAGATTCTCTGTTATCACAACCACAATGTTTGTGAACAGATTCATTACCAAATCAATCAGTCCTGGGAGCATTGCGGAAACACCTTCGACCATTTCGCTGACTTGTTCGCTTATCATGGTCATGGCACTTTCGATGCCACCTTCATCACCAGAGATGATTGCAGAAAGCAGTTTGTTGAAAGATCCAGCCAAAGCATTGACACCTTCCATCGCATCACCCATTGCTGGAGCAAATGCGGATGCCAAAATGTTCTTGGTGGAATCCGTTGTGCTGGAGAATATCTGCATTTGGTCATCCAAAGCACCCAATGCTTGCAGACCTTCACCGCCAAGGACAGCACCCATGTCAACCGCCATCTGCGTGTACTCGGCAACACCTTCACTTCCCATCTCAATGATGGTGTTCAGGTCTTGTGCCTTCTTGCCAAACAGTTCCATTGCAAGGGCATCTCGCTCAGTTTCGTTTTCAATGCCCTTTAGTGCATCGACAGTTTCCCAATACACGGCTTCGCTGTCACGCAAGTTGCCATTTGCATCGGTAACAGTTACACCAAGTTTCTTGTAGGCTTCTACATACTTTGCACCGCCTTTTTGTGCTTCGCTCATTGCCTTGACATTTTTCGCCATCGAACCAGTTAAGGTTTCCATGGAAACATCGGTCAGTTCTGCCACGGCATTGTATTTCTCAAGGGTGTCGGTGGAAAGTCCTGTCTGTGCCGATAATGTCAGGATGTTGTCAGCATAAGCTGCACCAGCCGTCAGGCATTCGCCCATTGCACTACCGATTGCCTTGAACCCATCTGCTAAAGCGGACAGACCACTCTTGATTAAATCACTAATCAAGTTCGCCTTGATGATGTCACCCAATGTCAAGGATTCCTTTTGTGCCTTCTTCTCGGCTTCTGCCATTTCCTCAATGGACTTGTAACCCTTGCGTGTGGCTTCTTCGGTTTCGTTCATCAGCTGCGTGTTGGTGTCGCACTCTCGGTTCAACTTGTTCAGTTCTGCTTGGGCATTGTTCAATTCGGTCTGCCACTTTTTTGTGGTTTCGCTGTTCTCGCCTGTTTCCTGTGCCGACTTTGCAAGTGCATCCTTCAGGATGCCGACCTTTTTTTCCTGTTCCTCAATCTTCTTGTTGAGGACTTCGTTTTGCGAAGAAAGGTTTTCAACGGACTTGTCATTCTTATCGTACTGTGAAGTGACGGACTTCATCTCGCTGTTCAGCACCTTCAGGTTGCTGGAAATCTCGCTCAATGCTTTCCTGTATTCACTCTCGCCAGTAAGTTTGACAGTACCGCCAAAACTGCTCATAAGCATTTCCCCCTTTCTGTTTTAATCAGGCAGAAACTCACCTTGATGGTCGATGTAATCTTCCACTTCGTGATAGGATCTGCCACTCAGTTTGAAATCGTAGTTATTTTTGTAATGCTTATACATAAGCATCAGCCTTTTGAAGGTCATCCGTCCAACTTCATGGTCGGTGTACCCCAACAGGCAATGCCCAATGAAATACAACCACGAAAAGTCAACCTCTGCGGTTTCGTCTTCGTGGATTACTCGTTTTTTGATTCACCATCAGCTTTCACAGATGCGACGGTAATCTCCTGAATAGCGGAAACAATCTCTTGGATGCCAACCTCGGTCATAATTCTGCCGACTTGCTTTGCGGTCAGCATCGGCTCTTTCGTGCCGTTGCTCTCGTTCTCCATATCAATGCCTTCATTCAACATTGCCATGACACCGCACTTCAGGTCTTTGACCTTCGGCTCTCCTTCACCCTGTGTCACTTTGCCCCACGCATCAAGCGAACCATAATGCTCCTGAATCTCTTCCATGACATTCAGGTTAAAAGCAAGAGGATATTTCTTGCCATCAGCTTCGATATATACAACCGTGTTTTTCATTTCAATTCTCCAATCTAACAGAATAAGGGCAGATTGTTACATCTGCCCTTGCTCGTTTCGTTTGTCTTACGCAACAGGAGTCAGGCACTCATCAAGATATGCCTCGGCTTCTGCTTCGGTGGCGAAGGTCTGGTGCTTCTCCCAAGTGCCAGCGGTCATGCCGTTGAAGTCAGCATCAAGGGGGAACACGGTGCCTTCAATTGCAGTAGTGCCAAACTCGACACTCTCACCCCTGGTCTTGGCATCTGTGGTGATTTTCGTCCACTTCACTCTGGGGAAGAATTCGACCTTGTACTTGCGGACACCATTCACCATCTTGGTGACGATGTGACCATAGCCAAACTCAGGAGCGGTGTCACCTACCTTCTTGACAACCTCGTCCTCGGTGATGGTGTTGCCCATCAGTTCAGCTTCTTTCTTGTCATCATCATTTGCAACGGTGATGGAAAGAGTACCCTTCTTAAAAGAGTAATCGCATTCTGCCAGAACATCATCCGCATACAGTTCAGCGGAATTGTACTCGGCAGAGAATTTTTCATCGATGACCTTTTCCAAGCAAGGCACAGCACCTTCAACAGCTGCATACTTCTTGGTTTCGGTATCAATCTTGTTGTACTTGCCCTTCTTAAAGCCAATTCGTGCCATTATAAGTTCCTCTCTTTCTCAAATGAGATAGTTCTGTGGTACAGTTCGGTGTCTTCCTCATACATTTCAGGGGAATCTCCTGTCCATACCCATTCATGTTGCTTCATCAGTTGCTTTATTTCTGCCACTATTGCCAAATAGTTGCCCTTGCTGAACACATCCACATCTACCGACACAACCGAATACAAAGGCTCATTGTCAGCACTCAAGGCTGGGTTCTCTGCGGTGATTGTCCATGTGACAAAGGTTGTTTTCTTCCCCTTATACCGCAGATGTGCCACAGGCACCGTGCCTATTGCATCACCGAATATGGCTTTCAGTTCTTCATTCATTGCCCATCATCCTCAATGTAGCGGTTTTGTACTTCCATCATGGCTTCTTCGATTTCCTTCTTGGCAAAGGACTTGCGGAAGAACGGCTTTTTCTTCTCGCCTGAAGATGTGCCGTATTCTCTCGCCATTGCAATCAGCGGAATCGGTTTGCCTTTGGGATAGGCTTTTGAAGCACTCTCTGCATCATAGCCATAGAAACCAATATGCACATTGATGCCACCATCACTCGGTGTTTCGTACACCTTTGTTATTTTCAATCCCTTGAGCAATGTTTCCGTCCGCTTGAAGGCTCTGCCCAAACCAGAAACAACCTTGTTGTAGACAACAGTTGCACCAGCCTTGCACATTTCGCCCATCATCATCGGTGCATTGGTTTCCAGTTCGTCAAAAACCTTTATCAAGTCATTTGGAAGTTCCGCATTGAATTTCGCCACTACTTTGTGACTTCCTTTGCCTGGATTTCCAACTCCACATTTGCTTCGTCCACATTGTTCAGGTATTCAATGGTATATGACTTTCCATTGTAACGCACCATCATATCCCTTGTGATACTGGTCTTTGGGAATCGAATTGTGAAATTGGTGTATGCCTTCTCAAAATCGGTGTTGTTTGCAATCAGGGTGAACCCCTTGGTGGTCTTGACCTTTGCGTACACAGAAAGGATGACGGTTTC